GCCATGTTTCTTGGCCTGTTCAACGCTGCACTCGACTCCTTCCAAAACAAGGGATCGATGGGGCAGCAGCGCGCCCGCGCACGTACCAAGGGCAGCTTTTTCTAAGGAGCATCATGTCGGCCGCATCGGACTACACTGAAGTCAATATTCTGAAAGCGCTGACTGGCCAAGCCACGTTCCCAGCGCTGACGTTCACTTACATCGCCCTGCACACTTCGGCTCCAACTGAGGCAGACGGCCTGACCAGCGAAGTGAGCACGACGAACTGGCCATCCTACGCGCGCTGCAAGGCTGAAGGCGGTGGATCGATCGGAAGTGGCTGGACGACGCCGGTGGACAATGGCGCAGCCAAAGAATCGAAGAACGTCAATATCCTCGCCTACCCATCAAACAACGGCGCCGCAACTGTGCGCGTTACGCACTGGTCTGTCTGGGACGCGCTGACCGGTGGCAACATGCTGGTGCTCAAGGATCTTACCGTTCCTGTCGACATCGCAGTGGGAGACATCTTCGTATTCGATACGGCCTCGCTGACGCTGACGGCGGCCTGACATGCGCTATGCGCTGAACACGGCTCCGATCAACGGATACCAGACGCTTTACGGTTCTGGTGTTGCGAGCATCGTGATCAGCGTCACAGGCTACAGCGCCAAGCAAAAAACAGGCGTCAGTGCAGCGGCAATCACCGACATCGAAGCCATTGGCGCGCTGAAGAAGGCAAAGCATGGATCTGGAATTGCCAGAATATCGGTCGATGCGGATGGCAAAATAAAGAAAGGAAGACCAGGCTACGGGAAGGCAGTCACAGTATCGCTTTCCGGACGCTTTGGTATTCCAGACCCGAAATTGCCGCCGTCGCAGTTCTATCTGGCGCACCGTTCGCGTATCATCTACGTGCAGTACAGTGATCTGGCCTCCGTGGTCGGAATTGAGAACCGAACAGTTCGTGTGCAGAAGGAAAACCGCACGATATACGTTCCACACGAGCGAGAAATTTAATGGACACTTTCACCAAGCAGACCCGTGATCAACTTGATTACGACGTGGATTTCAGCATCTGGATTCCAGAGGGCGATATAATCACGACGGCGGAAGCGTCGCTTGATGTCGAAGGCGAACTGGTGATCGACGCCACACAGATCGACCCTGAACTGGGGCAGATCATCAAGGTCTGGCTGTCCGGTGGAATCGACGGAAAGACTTACAAAATTACCGTGGCCGCATCGACCAGCCAAGGCCGCATCAAAGAAACAGAATTCCGTCTTCGCGTGAAGGATCTTTAATATGGGCATCAAATTTTCAAACAATGCGTCATCTACGCTGGCCGGTGCGCTGAACAATACGGCCACGTCTCTTTCCGTATTCGCAGGTGATGGCGTCAAATTCCCCATACTCGGAGCAAATGACTATTTCTGGGCTACGCTGGTTAAGCTGGTCTCAGGCACTCCAGTTCTGGAGATCGTCAAGGTCACAGTCCACACTTCCGGATCGCCGGATGCATTCACCATCATGCGCGGCCAAGACGGAACCACTGCCACGACGTTTTCCGCTGGCGACAAAATAGAGATCCGATTCACCGCACAAGCTGCGACCGACATTATCGAGGCGCAAAAGAGCAAGACGGTTGCAGTAACGGCAAACACGTCCACGACAAACCTTGACCTGTCGACGCTGGCGGACGGGCATGACGTATTCCTCGTGACGGTAGCGGCAAATACTACGATCGCATTCACCAACCCACCTGCCGGCGTATTCAACTTCACCGTCCACCTGATCAACGATGCAACCTCCGGCCGAACTGTGGCATTTGCGGCATCGCCGACTGTAGTGTTCGAAGATGCTCAGGTTCCGCCCCGCACCACAGCGGCAAATGCGACCGACATCTATGGCTTCTACTCCGTCAGCGGCGGTGCGCCATACATCGGTTCCCTGACCTACAAGAACATCGGATAAGCCATGCGCGCACCACAGCGAACAGGCCGCGGCGTTAAGACGCGAATCGGCAAGCCAACCACGCAGACCTTCAACGCGCCGGGTTCATTCCAGCCGAAGTATGGTCGCGGAAAGTTCACCGTGGCAGGCGCAGGTGGATCCGGATCGACAAATTCCCCGGTGCCGGGCAACACAAACCCACCGACACCGGGTCAGTATTATTATCAGGTAGACGCTGTAATTAGCAGCTTCGGAAGCTATAGCGCACCCTGCCCGACGCCTTATTCTTCTGCCAATGGTCAAGGGTTCACAGCTTACAACAATTTTTCCTGCCATCCCGGTCAGATTGATAGGATTACCAGTTTTACGGAACTTGGCCCATCTATGCCAAGCCCTGTGAGCAGCCCTACCTATGCTGCTGCATACAGTTTGATTGCAAATTACAGCACGCCGGGAAACACCAATCCATCTACTCCTGGCTCCACCAACACCGGCCCTTCCATCAGCCTGTTCGGCGTGACGCTTCCGGGTGGATACGGCGGCCCAGCCACGCCTGTCGGCGATACGCCAGCAACCGTACCTTTCTCTAATTCGGCCTACAATATATCTGTCCCATCGGGCGGCTTCGTTACTATCAAGAGTAGCGAATAAACTAGACGAGAGAGAGCAATGATCCCAATCAGGCAATACCAGCCGGCCATGGAATTGGCCGTCTGCTGGAGCGGTGCATTCACGGCAGAGGAATGCGATAAGGTGCGCGAATTTGGTGAATTGCATGAATTTGCGAAGGCTAGAATTGGTGAGAATGCTGCTGGCGACCTGAATGGTGTGGTACGCGATACCGATATTGTGTGGCTTCCACCGTCCGAAGAGTCCGGATGGATCTTCAAGCGCATGGAAGAATTAGCGAGCTACATCAATTATGAAAAGTTCGGGCTCGACCTAACCGAGTTTGATGGCTTCCAGTATTCGAAATACAAGATCGACGGCCACTATGACTGGCATATCGATACGATGCGCTCGCCACCTGATGGGCTGTTCCGCAAGCTGTCATTTGTCGTAATGCTGACAGAGCCGGACGAGTACGAGGGCGGCGACTTCCTGCTGAACGATGGCGGAAACCAGCTTAATGCGCAGGTCATGCGTCCGAAGAAGGGAGACATGATCGTGTTCCTGTCTCATCTTCCGCATAAGGTAGAACAGGTAACAAGCGGGAACCGCGTCACGCTGGTGACATGGGCCAAGGGGCCAAAGCCAGTATGAAACTCATCTCCCTATTCAAGACGCCGATCATCGAATTCCTATGTGACGAGCAGGATCTTAGCAACATTCCAGAGCCAGTCTGGGCTGGCAAGCGCATGCCGCAGTGGTTCAAGGATATTCGTCCAGTGGCGGCAAACGGCCAGCGTGATGAGATCGGCGCTGCAGCCATGAGCGCGAAGAAGTGCATGCCGCTGCAAGATGCCATGTCGCTCGGCTTCATCATCCCGCTCTGGGCTGACCTGAATGTTCGAACTGACGCTGAAGGAAAGTTCATCGAGTTTGCAAAGCACAATCACATCGGAGAGGTGGCAGCATTCCACTCCAACAGCCAAGTCGAAGGCATCGGAAAAACGTCTCCTACAGGTGGCCACCCAGCACTGAAGTTCATCAACCGCATTGTGGTCAAGACGGCGCCCGGCTACTCGGCACTGTTCATCCCGCCCATCGGCCACATCGAGCCGCGCTTTACCTGCCTGCCAGGCCTTGTCGATACTGACCGCTATCCGAAGCAGGTGAACTTCCCTGCTATCTGGCACGCCAAAGGGCATGACGCCATCCTGCCTGCCGGTACGCCGCTGGTGACGTGCATTCCAGTGCGCCGCAAGGATATCGTGCGCGATGCCAGCATGCGCGCGCTGACGGATCTTGAGGCAAAGCAGATCGATGACATCGCACGGCGCCAGCTGTCGCGCCGTCACGTCTACGCCGACGAACTGCGGGAGCCGCGCAAATGAGCTTCCTGTCATGGCTGCGCCGCCATAAGGCGCCAACTATCAGGTTCGCTTCATTCTTGGGCAACTTCTCTATTTCGTCGCCGGTGGTTGCGGCGCGCAAGCTGCGGCCAAGCTGGGCGAAGCGCGACGACAAGAAAAGTTTCTCGACATGCCCCGGTCTGCTGGACTTTGCGCAGGCTGGCTTCATCGTCTGCGCGCACACTGATATCCACATCAAGGCGAACAGCGCCGGCATGGTAGTTCGGCTAGGGAACTTGCCGCTGCCACGGGATCAGCAGGAGCGACTGCAACCCGCCAGCTTCGACTTTGATGTTGTGGCAGGCATGGCGCCGATCCAGCCGGGCGTGGTGAAGAAGGCGATGAAGATACCGCTGCCGTGGGCTGCGCTGGCTGAAGATGGCTGGTCGGCATACGTGCTTCCGGCAACCATGCACTCGCCTTTCCTCGCTGATCTGTTCGTTTATCCGGGCATCGTGGACTACGACCGCTACCACACCTGCAATTTCGTGTTTTCCCCGCTTCGTGAATGCGAGATCACGATACCTGCCGGCACGCCGCTGCTGCAGGTGCTTCCGTTCAGGCGCGAGGAAATTACCGGATCATGCGGGAAGGCAACCGAACTTGAATATGACCGGCACGTGTTCGGCCATATCTCGCGCGTCAAAGGCTACTATCGGAAAATGTTTCACTCAAAGAAAGTAGTCAGGATGGAAGCCTGTCCATTCCATAAAACAGAGTGATAGAATCGCGGAATGCAACCGTTCCGCCAATACCTTAATTCCTCATCATCAAGGGCATGCACTTGCTGTATCCCCTTGATGTTTTCTATGAGGAAATCATGGCTATTAAACTTGCAAATAATGCAGTAGCACGCATTGCGGCCACACTCGGCCCGACCGATACTTCCCTTGTACTTGAACTGTCCGACATTGGCGGATTCACATCGCTGGGCGCTGGAGAGTGGCACCCTATCACGCTGATAAACATGGGCGGCAGTGCGCACAACAACGTGCAGCCATCTATCGTCCTCGCCTTCATTATCAAAACCTGATTGGAGTGCGGTAAAATGCGGCAACTACTGAAAGCAGGGATACGATCATGTCGGTAATCAAACTGGCCGGGTTCACCGGTGAGGCTCCGCGCATCACGCCGCGTCTGCTGCCGGCGTCCGGCGCGCAGATTGCGCTCGACGTGCGGCTTGAGGATGGCGAGCTATCCCCATTCCGGAAGCCGTTCCCGATAACGGAACTAGCTGGCGCCACGGCAGGTACGGTCAAGACGATCTACAAGCACCTGACCGACTGGCTGTATTGGACTGTCCCAGTGCATGCCGTGCCGGGGCCAGTGGCGCAGGACCGGCTTTACTATACCGGTGACGGCGTTCCGAAGATGCGCGTCGGAAGCACGGTATATCCGCTGGCTGTTCCCGCTCCAACCGTAAAGCTGACCGCAACGAATGGCGGATCGCTGACATCGATCACCTACACACGGCTGTACGTCTACACCTTTGTGACGGCGTTTGATGAGGAAACCGAGCCGAGCCCGATCAGCGACGACCTGACCTATTCCGCTGGCAACTCGATCACGCTATCCGGCTTTCAGGCGGCGCCGGCCGGCCGCAACATCACCAAGCAGCGCATCTACCGCTCGCAGACTGGCACATCGGGCGGCACGCAACTGTATTTCATCGCCGAGCGCGACGTCAGCACGGCCAACTATGTCGACACTATTCCGGTGAACGACTTCTCAGAGCCGCTTCCATCGCTGGAGTGGAACCAGCCAGTGAATGATCTGGCCGGTCTTGTGACCATGCCGAACGGGATGATGGCGGCCTATAGCGGAAAGGATCTGTATTTCTGCGAACCGTACCGCCCGCACGCATGGCCGCAGAAATACTCGCTGTCGACCGACTTCGAAATCACTGGCCTGGCCTGCTACGGCACTACGCTGGTGGTCGGCACCAAGGGAAACCCGTATCTGGTCGGCGGAACCACTCCGGACACGATGGTGATGGAAAAAATGGAGCTAAATATGCCTTGCCTGAACCCACAGGGCATGGTCGATCTGGGCTATTCGATCTGCTACCCGTCCCACGATGGCCTGATTCAAGCGCAGAACGGCAGCGCCAACGTGGTCACGGTGAACTTGCTGACGCGCGACCAGTGGCTGCGAATGAATCCGGAGTCGATGGTATGCGGCCAGTTCTATGGTCGATTCTTCGGATCTTACCAGTACACCAATACCGATGGCATGAACGTCGAAGGAACACTGATTGTAGACCTGACAGGGGATTCTCCATTCATCATCGAAAGCCGGCACAGAGCCGACGCCTTCTTCTACGACGTTATCAGCGGCTCGCTGTTCATGGCGATCGGAACGAAGATTTACGAATGGGATTCGAAGCAATCGGTCAATGACGTGTACACATGGCGATCGAAAGAGTTCGTTTTGCCGGCCCCGACATCGTTCGGCGCCATGATGTTCGAACTGGACAAGCGCACCAACCCTGATGCCGTGCTGGCTTTTGAGGCTGCGCTGTCCGCTGCAGAGGACGCCAATGCGCTGATTATGACGCAGCCGAATATCGGTGGCGCATTCAATGAAACGCTGGTCAACACGCTTCCGATCAATGGCGACTACCTGACGCCGCTACCATCTGGCCCGCATGTCAGCGTCACCATCTACGCAGATGGCGAGTTCTACGCCAACGTCTCGCACTCTGGTAAAGTGCAACGGCTGCCGGGTGGTAAGTTGGCGCGCTTGTGGGAAGTCGAGATCGCCGGCAACACCAACGTCGTAGAGTTTGTCATGGCCGGCACCGCGCAAGAACTTCGGGGGGCATAATGGGATACCCAAAACGGACTCCTACACCACGGCCGCAGCCGAACATCACGGCGCAGACTGAGCAGGTTCAGGCGCTGACCGGCGCGCTGGGTGCGCAGGCCGGCAAGGAAGCCATCACGCGCGAAATGTTCGCATCGTTCGGCGCCGTCGTGATCAAGTCGCGCAACGCCAGTTCGGCACCAACGCAGGCCGAATACAATGCGCTGGTCGAGGACGTGCATGCGATTGCCAACCTGCTGAACCTGCTGGGCGCGAACTTCACCCGCATGTAGGAAATGAGCGTTTCCGTAGTGGTTCGATTATTGGTACAATCGGCGTAATTTCCAACCACTTGATAGCCATGAGCCAGACCACGCTGATTTACGGGCAAGAGAAGCGCCTGCTGCCTTGGGCGGCAGAGCGCATCGGAATCCCGAACTTCCGGCGCGATGCGTATTCGATCGGTCTGGAGCGCGATGGGGAACTGGCCGCCGTTGTCGTGTTCGATAGTTTTTCAGCGGTGGACTGCAATATCCACATTGCATCCGATGGAACGGCGGCATGGATGACGAAATCGCTGCTACTGGCCACCTTTGCATACCCGTTCACGCAACTGAAATTGAACCGCATCACCGGCATCATCCCGGCGAAGAACGCGCAGGCCGTTGCATTCGATGAAAATCTTGGCTTTGTGCGCGAGGGCTATTGCCCCAAGGCGCTACCAGACGATGACATAATTATCATGGGCATGCTCCGCGAGACTTGCCGATTTATCCCCAAGGAGCAGCGCAATGCGTGACAATTTCGATTTCTGGGGCGACTCCGAGGGTAGCTTTGAACATGAGATCGCCCACGGCCACATGGGTCGGCACGCGAACAACCGGGCGCTGCGCAAGCATGCCATCGCCATGGGCGTGCTGTCGCTTGGCCGCAACGTGTGCTTTAAGAAGGATTCCGCACCGGCGCCGGCTGCTGATCCAGCCATCGGTCAGGCTGCTGCTGCCAACGCGCAACTCGGACAGGACTATCTGGCCTTTGCAAAGGATCAGTGGGCAGCCGGAAACATTCGTCAGGATGAATACGACTCGCTGATCAGCAAGGTAACGAATTCCGCTCTATCCTCGCAGGATCAAGCAAATGCATGGTCGCAGGAGGATCGTGCCAAGGCTGCGGAATATCAGACGAAATATGACAAGTGGGCAACGGAAGACCGCGCCGCAGGTCAGGCCGCGCAGGGCAAGTTCAACACGATAGCCGATCAGGCGCAGACGACAGGCGACGCATACGCTGCCAAGATGAACGGCGTTGCGGACACCTACAACGCTACCGCTGCAGCGCAAAACCAGTTCGCCACCGACCAGATGGGCCGGTACAAATCCACGTTCGCTCCTATCGAAGATCGCATGGCCAGCGATGCGATGACGTGGGACAGCGCCGAGCGGCAGGATTCCGAAGCTGCCAAGGCCAAGAGCGACATCTATGCGAACGCGGCGCAGCAGCAGGCCGCCACGCAGCGCAACATGGCCAGCATGGGTGTCAACCCAAATTCTGGGCGCTTCGGTGCAACTAGCCGAGCCGATGCCATCACCACGGCGCTGGGCGCGGCCGGTGCGCAGAATGCCACGCGTGACAACGTTCGTCAGCAGGGTATCGCGCTGCGCGGGCAGGCTGCGGGGATTGGCCAGCAGGTGCTTGGAAACTCTAATACGGCAACCAGTCTTGGCATGCAGGCCACTGGCGCTGGGCTGGGTGCAACGCAGTCTTCCTATCAGACCAAGGCGGCAGGCACCGGCCAGGCCATGAACGCCATCACAGGAGGGCTGGCGGCAAGCGGAATCGGCGCCACATCGGCATCGCTGGCCAACACGCAGAGCGGCGCAGGCTATCAAGGTCTGGGCGTCGGGCTGAGTGCTGGCAATCAGGCTGTCGGGGCAGCCGGCGCTGGGAATTCGAACTTCTACGCGAATAACGGGATCATGTCGCAGGGATATGGCACGGCAATGCAGGGCTACAGCAATCAGGCCAACGCGCTCAACAGCGTATATGGGAACCAGATCAACGCATGGGGTGCTCAACAGCAGGCAAATGGCGCTGCATCGTCTGGCATCGGATCCATGGTAGGAACTATCGCTGGCGCCGGCATCGCGGCATTCTAAGGGGAACATCAATGCAGGAAGCAATCGCACGCCACGAGAAGATCGCGCTGCAGGTATCCGGAGGACGCGACTCGATCGCATGCCTGTACCTGATGCGCGAGTATCTGGATCGTGTCACGGTCTACTGGGTCAACACTGGCGCAACCTTCCCAGAAACCATCGACATCATGGAGCATGTGCGCTCCATGGTGCCAAACTTTGTCGAGATTGATGGCCACCAGCCGGAAGTCATTGAGCACGCCGGAATCCCATCCGATATTGTACCGGCAAGCCATACACCGATCGGTATCATCGGTGGCGATAGCGACGGCCCGCTGATTCAGGATCGGTATAGCTGCTGCGCCAACGTCATAATGCTGCCGCTTCACCAACGCATGCAGCAGGATGGCATCACGCTTGTCATTCGCGGGCAGAAAAAGGCCGACCGCCTGAAGTCCCCGCTTTTCAGCGGACAGTCTGATCTTGGCATCGAATACCTGTTCCCGATTGATGACTGGTCGACCGAGCAGGTGATGTCATACCTGCAGACGCAGGGCGCTCCCATCCCGCGCTTCTACGAAGTCATGGACAGCGCTCCGGACTGCATGACGTGTTCGGCATACTGGGAAACTGGTGCTGCGGCGTACCTGAAGCGTTATCACAATGACCACTACATCGAAGTGCAGCGCCGATTAGACTTCATCAACAAGGCAATCGGCCCTAGCATCATCAATTTCAACAAAGAGGTGAACGCATGAACTGGGGTGGATTCGCCGGCGGGTTCGCGCAAGGTGTCAATAGTGGTATGCAGATCGGCAAGAGCGTGACTGATGCGATCAAGCAGAAGAAGATCGATGACATTCGCGCAGAAGGAATTGCGGAGGCGCAGTCCGCCAGACAAGCAGAGATCAACGCATCAGTGAAGGATAGCCAGGCCAAGGCAGCAGATGACGCTGGCGCTCCTGCAGTCATGCAGTCTGATGGCCCTAAGACTGGCCAGCCAGCGCCGGATACTGCCGATGTACAGACGCAAGCTGTTCCAGCGCAAGCCGCCGCGCAGCCGGTTCCCATGGAGCCACCTGTAAATTCTCCGCAGAGTGCTGCAGATTCCGCGCCATCGATGGCTGCAAAGGGTATTCCATCGGCTCCGGTAGCCATGCCAGCACCACAGCAGCCAGTGCCCAATGCTGCGCCAGTTCCTGATGCATCCGCAGCGCCCGTTCCGCCAATGCCGACGCCGCCAGCGCCTGCCCAAGTTGCAGCCAGCGGTATGGCTGGCGCACCGAAGCGCTACACTGTCAACGGCAAGGGCTTTGACGATGAAGCCAGCGCCCGCAAGTATGCCGAGAGCCAAGCCCCAACGCTGACCGAGTTCATGCGCAAAACGATGGTGCCGAAGATGCAGGACGCATACATTGCGCAGGGCGATCCAGAAAAGGCCGCAGCATGGGGCAAGTGGGCCAGCGAGAACGAGCACGAGGAACACGCCAAGACGTGGGCGAAGACCTATCAGGCGGCGCAAGCCGGCGACATCGATGCTGCAGCGGCCGGCGTCATCAAGATGTACAAAAACTACGACGATGGCATTTCGCTTGTTTCGAGCGAGAAGGTCAAGGACAAGGACGGCAACATCACCGGCTTCAACGTCAAGCTGAAGACCGACGCCAGCGGAGAAGTGCGCTCGCAGTTCATCGACAAGAAGGCGCTGACCGAAATGGGGCTTGCCGCGCTGTCGCCGGTGCAGATGTTCGAACAGGTCTACAAGCGCCAGCAGGCCGCCGACCAGATGAGCGCAAAGGCTGCAATTGATGCACAGAACGATGCTCGCACGCTGCAGCGCGATGTGGTCAAGCAAGGGATGATCGAAGACCGCGCAGACAAGCGCACCGAGGCATCCGACAAGCGACGCGCCGCTAACGCAGAAACACAGCACGGCTACAAGCTGGAAGAACTGGCAACCGCAGAGGACTTGAAACAGGCCGGGTATGGCAAAGCCGAGAAGGCAAAGCTGCAGGCCAAGGTCGATATCCTGAAGGACAATGGCATGTCGCCAGAGGCGGTGAAGGCCATCATCCCGAATCTGATCGGCGTCGAAGGCTACAAGAAAACCACCGACCCTGCCGAGCGCCGCGCGCTGATCACGTCCGACCTGATGAAGAATGACCCGACATTCTCGCGCGAGAAGGATCCGGCAAAGCAGGCGGCCAAGGTCGACCAGTTGATGGGCGTCATCTACGGCCCGCAAGCGGCTCCATCGGTGCCAGCAGGAAAGCCGAGCGCATCGACTGTGCCAAATCCGATGCAGCCATCCGCTCCAGCCAAGCCAAAAGGTATTCCAGTGTTCGATAGCAGAACGAACCAGATCATTTACAAGTGAAGCAAGGCGGCGCTGGAAACGGCGCCGCTTTCACATTAATGGTTCGATTTCGCGCCACTTCGGATAAAATCACACCATCCGATCCTGTCTAGAGGTAGCCGTGGCCCAATCCAATTCCTTCCTGCAATCTCCGTTTGATGATGTTGCGGCGAAAAGCGCGCAGGACGCTGCCGCGCTGTTGCCGGGCCAGAAGCCTGTCAAGGATACGCCACAGGTCGAAATGCAGCAGGCGCCAGCGCGCACTGCATCGCCACAGGAAGCAACTCCAGCACCGTCTACCGCTGACCAGCCAGCACCATCGCCGCGCCGGCGTGCTGAGAGCTGGCTGCCGCCCGCTGACAAGATGCCGATCTTCGAAGCTGCCGCCCAGCACTTCAACGTTCCGGTCAACGTTCTGATGGCGCTCGGAAAGCAGGAATCCGGCTATCGATCCAATGCTATCGGAGTTCCGACGCAGTGGGGCCGCGCCAAGGGGATCATGCAGTATCTGGACGGCACGGCGCAGGGGCTGGGCATCAACCCATTCGATCCTGCAGAGGCAATTCCAGCAGCAGCCAAGCAGTTACGCGAGAGGCTGGACGCAGGAGCCAGCATGAAGGATGCCGTGATGGAGCACTTCGCCGGCCCTGACCGAAAGCAGTGGGGTGCCAAGACTGCCGCCTATGGCGACGAGGTGATGGCGAAGGTAGACAGAATTGGCCAACTGTATTCTGGCGGCACAGCACCATCCGAGCAGGCCGCACCCGATGAGGCAAAGCCGGGTCTGGCCGCGCTCCAGAAGCAACTCGATGCTAATGAGCCCGGCCGCTACAAGGTTCTGCCGGAAGGCTACGCCGAGACTCATTTCAGCGCCGCAATGCCGCGCGACACCTACGAACAGACGTTCCGCAGCGTGAATCCAGGCGCCAGCCAGTCCGCGATCGACTACGCCATGGGGCAGTACGACGAGCAGGCGAAGGCAAAGGCTGCAATGCCAGCGCCGACGCCGGCCGAAGATCGCTTCAAGGCACTGACCGCCACGCCGCAAGCGCAGTTCGATGCCAAGTTGAACCAGCGCCTGCAGGGGCAGCAGAATGGCGTTGTCCCTCCGCTTCCCGCGCAACTGCAGCCAGAGCCAGCGCCGGCCTATGACGCCAGCGCTGCCAACAACGAGAGCGCCCTGAGCGCAGCGGCTTCGTATCTGGGCAAGTCGCTCAAGGCTGGCGCGTATGATCTGGCCGGCGCTGGTGCAAAGGTGCTCGACGAGATCAACCCGTGGACGTTGAGCCCATCAGATGCTGCCGTGCTGTTCAAGGACGATCCGGCCAAGCTGAAACAGTTCCAAGACGACAGCGCCGCAATGATCCTGTCTCGTTTTGCCAAGCGCATGACGAAGAACAGCGAAGAATCGATGCAGGAGATTTCGCCGCGCGCCAAGCGTGACTACGGCTCGCTGGAATACGCCACGACCGACACCAGCAAGGCGGCTTACCTGTCGCCAACGAAAGTTATAGGCGATGCACTGCGCTCGCTGCCGACTTCGGCCGCCATGGCGTTCAGCGTCTACCTGACCCGTGGCGCGGCGGCGCGCGCAGAACAGACCGCGCTGGCTGCTGGCATGGCACCAGAAGCTGCAAAACAGGCGGCAATCGCGGCTGGTGCCAAGGCCATGGCCACGACCGGCGCCGTAAGCGAGGGCATCACCGGCTACGCCCAGCAGGCCAACCAGTCGGCGGCCGACGCAGAGAAGGTGCCGATGGAGGTGCTGGCGCAGTCGCCAAAGTTCCAGCAGTTGCTGAAGAAAGGATTCACGCCAGAGGCTGCACGCGCCAAGATCATCGCCGACACTGGCGAGGAAGCCGGGCGCATGGCCGGTATCGTCGATGCAGCCGTGAACCAAGTCGGCGGCGAGTTCCTTGGCAAGATCCTGACCGAAGGCGGCAAGCTGATCCCGCGCATTATGAAGGGCGCGGCAAACGAGTCGGCCACCGAGTTCGTTCAGAGCGCTGGCGAACAGCTGGGGCAGAACAAGGCCACGCAGGACAACATCAATCCGAACCAGTCGCTGACCGAGGGAGTAGGCGAGGCGGCTATTGCTGGCGCTGCCGTGGGCGGCGTCATGGGCGGCGGCATGGCTGGTGCTGGCGGCAAGGGCGCTGCAGTAGCGCCAGCACCTGCTGCTGCCCCAGCGCCAGCCGCTCCTGCTCCTGTTGTGGCAGCCGGCACCGCGCCGGTAGCGCAGGCATCGACCGCGCCTGGCCCGCTGTCGCGATCCGTTGAGAACGCGGCCGAGCAGCATACCGGCCAAGAGAACCGCGTCACAGCCACCGCACCGAACGGTGAGCAGGTATCTGGCCAAGTGGCTGGCTACCAAGAGGATGCCGATGGCAACTTCGTGGCGCAGATCGTGGCCGACGATGGCACGGTTGTGACGCTTGATAGCCGAACTGGCGTGCAGATCGAGCCAGAGGCAACGCCGGATGCTGGCCCGCTGACCGCATCGCTGAACATCGCAGCCGAGCGCCACGCTGCAGAGCCTGCCGCAGAACAGGCCGCGCCGCCTGCCGAGGCGCCAGCCGCACCGAAGCCAACGCCGACCATTCAGGAGATGACCAACGAGCAGCTGCAGACGCGCCTTAAGTACATCGCCAGCCAAGCCAAGGAGTCTGGATGGGACAAGCGCTTCGTCGATGCGCGCACTGCCGTCGAACGCGAAATCAGCAAACGCGCCAGCGCGGCGCCAACCATGGAGGCCAGCAATAATGCACCAGTCAATGACGGAGGACGAAGCAATCTCGCTGCTGCACCAGATGGATCTACTGACAGCGGACGATCTGGAGCAGATCGACCACTATCTGGACATGGAAGCGCAGATGCCGGAGTGGATGGAAAGCAAGTTGCAACTGATACTACTGCTGCAAGCGGAGCCGCTGACGCCAAGCCTGCACTGAAGGAATGGGAGCGCAACCCGTACCACGCTTACACCGCTGGCGATCAGGCTACGGCCGAAGCCTACATGGCCAAGGTCAAAGCAGACCCGGCCAAGTTTGAGGTCAAGCAGACCGGCAAGGTGCGCTGGCAGGTGGTGCCGAAGGCGGTGGCCGAAGCGGAAGCAACTGCCACGCCTGAACCCGCGCCAGCACCTGCTGCCGACCTGAAATCTGTATCCGGCCGCAAGCTGGCGAAGGGCTGGACTGCATTCAAGGCTTCCACCGGCACGCTGGACATTCCCCGCGCAAAGATGCCGCAGGTGAAATCCGAGCACCGCGGCGCGTTGACGAATTTCCTGAATGCGCGCGGCATCACGCATGAGCAGGTGGAAGTGCCGGCCGGCGACCTGAAACCGACGCAGCGCGAGTTCAGCGCCGAGAAGGTGGCGGCTGCCAAGGACAACGCAGGCGGCGAGCGCTCCATACTGATCTCGTCCGACAACCATGTGCTGGACGGGCATCACCAATGGCTGGCGCAGATGGGCAGCAACGAGCCGGTCAAGGCCATTCGCCTGAACGCGCCGATCCGCGAACTGCTGCCGCAGGTTCACGAGTTCCCTAGTTCTATGGTGGAAGGCGGCGCAACGAAAGCAGTAAAAGAAAAATCCATTGCACAGATAGATAAGGAATTCAAGGCACGCGACCGAAGTGCTGGCGCTGATAAACTGCGTTCCGAAAACGAGAATTCCATTTATTCGGCAGGAGCAGAATCTGCCGCAAATGGCGAAGGTCGAACGCCACCAGCGTTCCTTGCTGGAAAATCCAAGGAGCTATGGTTATCCGGCTATGATTCAAAAGTAAAAGTGCCAGAACCGACAGGAAAGATGATCCAGACAGTCGCTGGCCCGATGACGGTGGACGCTTATGCCGATCTGCCAGTTAAGGAGCGCCCAGCACGCACTGGTGGCGTGGGAAGCAGCAATTTTGAAGAAGCCAAGTCGCGCGCAGAAAAAGAGGCGCAGGAGGTCGCTTCGAGAAAAGAGGCGAACCGTGGCAAGACCATCGAGCAGCGCCGCGCTGATTCGATACTGGATAAGCCAACCAGGCTACCACCGTCTGCTGGTTTGGGCGCAGGTTCGCGCCGGGATTCTATGCGCATGGCTGTCGAGCAGGAGCGCGCAATTGTTGAAAAGATGGTATCGGATGACGCCGCACGCAAGAGCGACAAGGATGTCATCGACCGTATGACACGCGCCGGCTACATGATCGACCATAGTAATCCGAACATACCAGCAGTGAAAGCGGCCCGCGAGGCACGCGATCGCCTGAAAGCTGATAAGTACACAAAGCCTGAATACCGAGTCTACAGCGGGCGCGATACCAATGGCTCGTTCTTCGTCATCACAAAAACAGAATATGACTATGCGCAGTCTATAAAAGCAGTAGAAAAAGTGCCAGAAGTGGCACCAACAGACCGCCCAATGGCTGCCGATGGAATGACCAGCTACCGATACAAAGGACGGTATGGCTGGATAATGATCGGCGCAAAAGATCATGCTGAAGCATTACGCGAGGCAAAACGAAGTTTTTTCAGTGAAACCGACAAGGCGGAAATTGATAACCTGCAAGTCTGGGATGGAAAGAAATATATCCCTGCGCAAGATACTCAACCGCTAAAAGAACAGCAGGCAGCGCCGGTAGTGACCGACGCCACGGCAGGGGGTTCCCAGCCGGCGCCTGCTGCTCAAAAAAATCAGGAGCTGCGCAGCAAAAATATCAAAAAAGGCGGATCGTTGAACGTCCGCGATATAAAGCCTGGGGATCAATTTCAGTCTGTGAAGTATGGCAGAGTAGTGCCAACTGGCGGAACCATAGAAAAGGTAGGTCGCGTCAACATTGAATTTGGCGGCGACTATATGGGGAATCCGATCACTGGAATAAAACTGCCGCGCGCTGCGCTTGTCGGCGGAAAAGTTCTGCGGGATGGAGTTGCCTACGATGTTGTTGATGTTGATGCTGAACCGAGTGTTTCCGTATCTGATGAGGTGGAATCTATCTTCAGCGAAATGGCCAAGGAAGGCCGTGCCGGCGCACGCGCACGCACGAAGGCAAAGAAACACTCGCTTGCGAAGCAGATTTCCGAAGTAGAATCTAACTTTCTGGACATGCTGGGTCAGCTTGATGATGCCGGCCTGATCGCAATTAATTGCTAAGGACATAATATGCCGACCAAGAACCTGCTAAATAGCAAAGACGAAGCCGCGTTGAACGAGGCGGTTCACGCCGAACTGTACGCCTCGCACCTGTACAAGCATGTGGCAAACCAGATGCAGCGTGCTGGCTTCTTCGGTGCGCAGAAATGGTTCCTGAAGGAGTCGGCAGACGAGCTCACCCACTACCAGCGCCATGCCGATTTCCTGAACGACATGGGATCGGTGGCCGTGCCGCCCGATATCGAAGGCCACACGAACACGATCAGCACCCTGCGCGCCGCGCTGCAGCTGGCCTACGACACCGAGTACCAGCTGATGCTGGACTATTCCAAGTGGTACGCCGGCGCCTCGCCGGTGGTGGCGCAGTTCCTGCTGCAGTTCCTTGAGATTCAGCGCAGTTCGGTGGGCGAATACGGCGACTGGCTGGCACGCCTTGATCTGGCCGGTGACGATATGGCCGCCACCCTGATCATCGACAAGGAACTGGCAGAATGACTTGCACCTACAAGTTCAACACGAAGGACGGCGAGGTAAAGCTGGTCGGCCAGCCGGCCATGAAGGCGTGGCTGGCGGTGAACGGCATCGACTCCATCATTGCGCCAAAGGGCGGGAAGTATGGCGCCAACCCGCAACTGGTCGAGGGAGAGGACGGCCAACGCGCGGCAGGCAGCGCACAAATGAGCGGTTCCTATGAGCAGGTTCAAAAAGGCGAGGCGGAAACCGTTCAGGCTGCAGTAGAAGGAAAGCATCCACGCGAGATAGCGGATTGGATTGCTGAAAACGCGCCGCGTGCTGACCATAAAATCGTTGCGAAGAAAGTCGCTGATACCATTCGCAGAATGGAGTCCGAAGGCGCAGTATTCAATTTCCGAGTTGCGCACATGGGCGACATTGCCAATGCTGAACTAGATCATTCGCTGGCAGTGACAAACTTCGGAATCGATAGAGACCGAACAATAGTAGCAGACATTTCCGTGAACGGCGCTGATGTATCTGATCGGGTAGGGGTGGGCTACGAGCCAATTCTGCATGAACTGGTGCATGCGGTAACTGCTGTCGGCCTAGAACTTGGCATGACGCGCCAGTTTGCGAATACGGAACTGGGCGAAGCGGCCAGCGATCTGAAGGACATACGCGAGATTGTTCTGCATACAGTATCCGAGCGAATTGCTGCAGGTACGGCTACGCGCTTTGAGAAGCGCCTACAGTCGCGTCAAAACAACGGGATGGCAAGCATTCATGAAATCACTGCATGGTCGCTTACGAATAGTGACATGCAGAAGCTGATGGAAGGAATCAAGACAGGCCGGCAGACCGTGTGGAGCAAGTTTGTAGAGGCTGTGCGCAAGATCATTGGTCTACCACCGCGCAATGATACCGCGCTGTCTGACGTGCTGCGAATTGCCGAGCAGGTTATGAATACCAATCTGGCCAGCTATGCAAAGGATCTGAGGTACGACCCGCACCTGTCTATCGTTGAGCCTACGACGAATAAGACGGTGGGGAGGAACTTAACCACGGAAATGCGTGACGCTTACAATAGCGAAGTAAGGAAAGGTGTGCGGTACTCGGTAAAGGGTGATGACCGCGATGAGCGCCGTGCGTCTGGCGGCAATAAGCGTACAGTAACTACGGAGAAATCAGCAGCCTACGACAATGCCATCGCCGAAGGACGCAAGCGTGATGCAATGCGTATATTGCATGAAGCAGTTGGGGTTGAGCAGCGCGATGCGTCACTGGATCGCGGGGGGCTACATGCGCCACCTGGCCCGGAAGACGGCGCACCTCTGTTCGACGTGGCGCGCGGAATATATCCTGAAGACATCTATTCGTCGAATGGCTTGCACTACTACGGCACCGGGAACGACAAGATGGATGCCGAAGCCTATCGACTGATCAATCAATTTGAGGCGCATCCGAACAGGACTGTGACGATCTACCGTGCAGTAGAAAAGGATGGAGCAAAAAAGATAATTCCGGGTGACTGGGTGACACCTATTCGCGCCTATGCGAAAGAGCATGGGGAAGCGAACATCTCCGGTGACTTTAAGATCATCAAGCAATTGGTATATGCAAGGGATATTTTTACGTCCGGTGATAGTTGGCTTGAATGGGGCTATCATCCACAAGACTTCGCGCCCGAACTTCCGAAAGGTGCAAACAAGAACAGATCGTTGCAAGAGGCCGTAGACGGATTCGCCAATCGTGGCGACATTTTCACGAACGGCGATTCGATTCAGGAATGGGGCTATAACCCAGAAGGCGCTGAAAAATACTCGACTGACAATGCTAAAACACTGGCAGATGTGCGCTCTGCGTGGGACGCGGCCGGCATCAAAAACTTCATCAGCGAGCGCAATGGCACTATCAACCTGTCGCAGATAGTGGTGCCGGAATCCGGGCGCAACAGCGGCGCAGGCACGAAGGCCATGCAGCAGCTGATCGACTATGCTGATGCCACCGGCCAGCGCATAACGCTTTCGCCATCGGCTGATTTCGGTGGTAGCAAGTCGCGCCTGACTGCTTTCTACAAGCGGTTCGGCTTCGTTGAAAACAAGGGACGCAACAAAGACTATGCGATCTCGGAAACCATGTACCGAGAGCCGCAGGGGCAAGCAGCAAGCAGCCAGCGGTATTCCATCGACAACGGCAAGGCGCAGGCCGAGTTTGGCCCGGTGCATACCGAATTCCGCGACGATGCCGCTGGCGCCGTGAAGCAGCTGATGGCCGACAAGAACGGCGAAGCGATTGTCCACCGCGACGACGTTGGCGATATCTCGCTGGTCTACGGTGATGGCAAGATGGGCCTGTCCCATATCGTCAACCGGCGCGGCGCTGGCTTCGTTGACCGCATTCCTGAACTGCTGCGCGACGGTACGCTGTATTCTAAGCCAGGCCAGAAGGATCGGGTATTCATCGGAACCGACCGCGACGAGGCCGTGCTACGCTTTGAATGGGACGGCAAGGCCAAGACGTGGCTGCTGTCGGCCTATGAGAAGTACCCAGACCTGAAGCCGGCCGGCGAGAGCGTGCAGCAGTCGCGCCGTTCGCAGGTGGTGGACGAGCGCAGCACTGCTCCGCTGACAAAGGACACGCTGCGCCAAGCCGTCACGCGCGGCGCGCTGGGCAGTGTGGTCAATTCGATGATCGATGCCGGCGTGGTAGTCCTGCACGACAATACCAGCACGCTGCCGCGCAACGTGGGCAACAACGTCCGCGGCATTCAGGCCGTGACCATGCCAGACGGCAAGGTGCATCTGGTGGCTAGCAACCTGTCGGCCAAGAACGCAAACGCCGTGATGCTGCACGAGGCATTCCACCAAGGCGCGGAGAAGCTGCTGGGCAACGAGCAGTGGGGCGAACTGATGGGTCGGCTTGGCTCGCTGTACCGACAGGGCGAGCAGTCGAGTGGCAAGGCAAAGGATTTCTTCGACAAGGCACGCCAGCGCGTGGCTGCGGCCAAGGCCAAGGGCGGCGTGTCGGCCAAGATGGAGCTTGAGGAATTCGCAGCCTACGCCATCGAGGAATACGAGAGCGCGCCGGCCAGCGTGAAGAAGTGGGTAGATGACCTGCTGGGCATGATCAAGGCATGGCTGGCCAAGCGCTTCGGCAAGCAGTTCGGTGACGTGACGCCAGCGCAGCTATCCGCATTCGCCAAGTGGGCAGTAATGGATAGCGCAGTGCAGCGCCGTGGTGACATCTTCGGGGATATTGGCAACCTGTTCAGCGTTGCTGGAAGCATCACCGACACGCCAGCATTCAAGCGCTGGTTTGGCGACAGCAAGGTGGTGGATGCCGATGGCAAACCGCTGGTGGTTTATCACGGGACGCCAGCAGGGCGAGACTTTTCCGAGTTCAGACAGGATAAAAAGCGTGTATCGACTACCGAGCCTGGTTTCTTCTTTGCTCCTGATCCAACTGTCGCATCTCGTTATGCTGGGTGGGATGAAAATTTCCCATCGGTAGAGCAAGGTAATGTCATGCCTGTCTATCTGAATATCCGCAATCCGCTCGTTGTGGATTTCAAAGGCGGGAAATATGGTCGCTTGGAAGCGATTGAGCAGGCACGACGCGATGGGCATGATGGTGCGTACTTCATCAACCATTATGATGCTGGTGGAGTGCAAGAGCAATGGGTTGCTTTCCGACCAGAGCAGATCAAATCTGCCATAGGCAACAACGGAGACTTCGACCCGTCGAATCCTGATATCCGCTACAGCGTAAACAACGGGGTGCCAAATACCGGAGAGAAGGTAACGCTGCATTACCTGCGGAATACCGAATCTGCTGCCAAGAATTCCGCATCGTTCGGTGATGTTGGCCGTGGTATCGAGCCGGTCGGCGAGTACATGAACGTCGATCAGGACGCTCCACTTTCTGCGCCTTCCGACAAGTGGGAATCCGGCACGATAACGTTCAGCAACCCACTTGTGCTTGAGCATAAATCTACCGACTCCAACGGATGGAAGAAAGACCTGTCCGATATGTTCGGTGGTAAGACTGGTGCGGCATTGAGCAAAGCCGTGAAGTCTGCTGGCTATGATGGCATCATTACCTACGATAAGTATGGCCTGAGTGAAACTGTGAACCTGTCTGGCGACAAGCAGCAGGGCGCTATGCCGCGCTTCAGCCTTGCCGACGACACGCGCACCACCACCGCGCCGGCTGAACGTGAGATGCAGGCAGCTGTGCCAACTGATACCAAGGTCACGGCTGCTATGCGAGCGATGCAGGCGAAGTTCCAAGACAGCAAAAACAGGCTGAAACAGGTTCAGGAGGCTATCCAAGGCCAAAATAATATTGATGACCTTGGACTTGCTGACACATACCGCGCAAATGAAAACCGACCAGGCCGCATAGCTGCGCGGCGCGACGATGCTATCAAATACCTGTTCGAACCACTTCAGAAGCGACTGGCGGATTCCGGCTTTACACGGGACCAACTTGAAGAACTGATGCACGCGCAGCACGCCCGAGAGCGTAATGCTGTCATCGCTAAGATCAACCCAGAGCATGACCCGAATAGTGATGAATTTACGGGCACGCAGGGTTCCGGCATGAACGATGACAAAGCCGTTGCTATATTGCGTAAGTACAGTGACGCTGATGAGTTGCACAAGATCGCTGATCAGGCCCGCTCCATTAGTCGCAAGACGTTGGATCTGCTGCTGGAGTACGGCTACATCAACAAAGCCGACCATCAAAAACTTTCTGAACAGTACGAGTTCTATGCTCCACTCAAGGGTGATGGTGAGTACGGCCCGCAGGTCAAGCGTGCGATGGGCCACGGCGAGCGCGACGAGCACATCTTAGAGAATATAAAGAGGGACTATGAGCTGGCGCTGGTCGCCGGTGAAGCCAATCTCGTCAAGCAGACCATGGCGCGCATGGCGATGAAATATCCGAACCCAGAGCTGTACACCGTAGGTGTTCCGCCGATGGGCCGACGCGTGGTGAAGGAGGGCGGCTACTACGTTACGTATAAGGACGGCATGGTTCTAGGCCGATTCAAGACCGAGCAAGAAGCCAATCGTCAGTCCGAACTGTGGGCAGCAATGCAGCAAGATAACTATCTTAACTATGAAGTAAGCAAGGCCAAGGACGGCGAGAAGATCCAGAACTTCGTGAAGCCATTGCAAGACAATGAGGTGATCGCTTATTTCAATGGCACGCCGGTGCGCATCCAGTTCAACGATGAATTGCTGGCGCAACAGATGGGGCGCCTGTCCTCGCAGCAACTGGGGCCGGCGATGGAGTTCCTGAAGAAGTGGATGCGCTGGCTGTCGGCTGCCTATACCGGCTACAGCCCAACATTCATTTTTACAAACTTCCTGCGTGACATTCAAACTGGCACGATCAGCATGCTCGGCAACCAGGGCGCGATGATTGCTGCGAAGGCTTGGGTAAATTATCCTTCGGCCACAAAGGCTCTATACCAATTTGCCACCGACAAGAAGTCCATCAACAAGGATTCCGAAGCCGCAAAGTACTTGTATGAGTATCGAATGAACGGCGGCAAGACCGGCGCGTCTCATATGAGTGATCTTGAGGCGCAGACCAAGGAATTGGATCGCATGTACGATGACGCCTACGGCGCCGTGAAGTATGCCAAGGATGGGCGCGTCGGAAAAGCTGCGTGGATAGCCAGTCGAAAGGGGGTTGGAAAACTTGCCCACATCATCGAGGCGGCCAATCAGGTGACAGAAAACTCCCTGCGCCTCGCGTTGTTTATGACACTTCGGAAGGAAGGTTATACGCCGGCAAAGGCGGCTCAGGCAGCAAAAAATGTCACCGTCAATTTTGATCGTAAGGGTTCTGCTACTGGTGCCCTGAGTGCCTTTTACCTGTTCTTTAATCCGGCAGTTCAGGGCACGGCAAACGCTATGAAGGCGCTTTCCAAGGGCAACCATAAGGGGCAGGCCTGGGCGGCGCTCGGCGGCATGGCAATGCTTGGCATGTGGGCTGCGTCGAAGGGGATGGATGATGACAAAGACCGCTGGCTTGGCGCTCAATGGGATGAGCGCACCAAGAACTTCCGCATGCGTGCAGGAGATCACCAGCTTAACATCCCTGTCTCTCAGGAATTCGCGCCTGCGTACGCTTTTGGCGTGGCTATGGGTGAGGTAATGCGCGGAGAAAGCAAGGCTACTGCCGCCACCCACATGTTTGCCTCGTTCCTCGACGCCTACTTCCCACTGCAGGGCGCCTTTAAGCCCGAGAGCGACAATCGTCTCGCTGATGTGGCTCAAGCGTTCATACCGACTGTGGCAAAACCACTTGATGAAGCCAGAACAAATAGAAATAGTTTTGGCCAGCAGGTTGTCCCTGAAAATGAGAATACCAAGGATAAGCCCGACAACCTGAAAATGTATCGCGGCACAAAGGGAACCGTCTACGACAAGGCAGCGCAGAAGATCGCAAGCTGGGGAGAAATCACTGGCGCTGGGAAGTACGAAAACGACATCACTAAGGTGAGCCCGGAGACGCTGAAATCGCTGTGGCGCACCTATACCGGTGGCCTTGGAACATTCATCACGGATTCTGTAAGCTTGGCGGGCCTTGGATCGGCAGCTCCTGACACCATCGATTCCAACGATGTGCCGATCATCAAGCGGTTCTATCGCGAGCTCGACGTTAAGGATATCCGGGGCCGCTACTACGATCTGACGAAGGAAGCCAAGGCGGCCATCACCGAGTTCGAACAGGCCAAGAAGTTGGGCGATGGCGACGAACTTGCGAAGATTGTGGAAGGCGATAAGGGACAGCTGATCGGTCTAGGCCGGATGGTGCGTGCCACGAGCAAGGCCGCCGCCGCGCTAGGCGACGAGAAGGTGGAAGTCAACGCCAACAAAGACCTGACCGACGCAGAGAAGCGCGCAGAGCTCAAACGCATCGAGAAGGACGAGGAAGAACTGTATCGCGCGGGGATCGAGGCATTCAAATGAAGCGATCAGACACCAAAAATCGGATTGCACTTTGCAAATATTGGTATGATTTTCGCACCATACGCTTTAAAATCAGGCCAATCCAATCCGGCTCGGCAGAACGTATGAACGAAGAAATAAATAAAGCCACTGAGCTTGCCAAAGATCCCTCATCGATCTCAATAGCTACGTATGCGTGGGTACTACTCCTAGCTACTTGGGGTGGTATAGTTAGGGTGATTCGGGAGGTTAAATTGGGCGGCAAATCTTGGCAGCAGATACTGGCGATCTTTGTCGTTGAAATCATAATCTCCACGTTCGCGGGCGTTATTACCTTCTTCATGTGCTATTCCAGCAATGTGTCGCCGCTCTACACGGCGGTGATGACGAGTATCGCCGGATACATGGGCGGGCGGGCGCTGAATGTACTTGAGGCAATCTACAAGGCCAAGGCTGGCAAAGGGGAATGAGGTGATTACTGTCGATCAGCTTATCAAGATCATGCCGTATGCTAAGTCACGCGCAGCGAAGTTCATCGACGGCATCAACGCTGCAATGGCCGAGTTCGATATCAACACGAAGGCGCGACAGGCTGCATTCCTTGCGCAGATCGGCCATGAAAGCGGCCAGCTTCAGTACGTCAAGGAGCTCGCCAGCGGTGACGCCTACGAGCACCGCAAGGATCTCGGCAATACGTGGCCGGGCGATGGTCGGCGCTACAAGGGGCGCGGGCTTATTCAGGTGACTGGCCGTGCCAATTACATCGAATGTGGCGCTGCGCTAGGGCTGGATCTAGTCGGCCACCCTGAGTTGCTGGAAGAGCCGACGAATGCATGCCGATCGGCAGCATGGTTCTGGCGCAGCCGCAAGCTGAACGAACTGGCCGACGCTGGCGACTTTGAGCGGATCACCCGGAAAATTAACGGTGGCATCAATGGCTGGGAAGATCGCCAGTCGCTGCACACTGCTGCCTTGCGGGTGCTGGCATGACGTTCAATCCGATGCTAATCGTTCTGGGTATCGGGTGCCTGTGCATCCTGATGTCGTTCTGGCTTGCGCACCGTAGCAGCGCCATCGACTTCAATGCATTCGACCTCATCATGGAGAATGGCCGCGTCAGCAAGATCGCGCTGGCCTTCATGCTGGTGCTCTGCGTCAGCTGCTGGGTGGTGGTTGACCAGCAGATAAACGGCAAGCTGACAGAAGGCATGTTCGGGCTGTGGCTTACGGCCTGGGTCACGCCGCTGGTGGCAAAGGTGGTCTTCAACAAGGGCAGCCCAACCGAGCCGGACAAGGTATAGCCATGCTGATTGATCTGATCCCTGTTCAGTACCGAGTCATTGCAGCCGTCGCTGGCGCCGCGATTGCGCTTTGCGCTGCAGCCGCAGGTGGCGCAACGATCAACGGCTGGCGGCTTGATGCCGAACACCAGCGTTCCATGACCGAAGAAAAGGCCCGCTACGATGCACTGGTAGATACGGTGCGCGAGCAGAACCGCGCTGTCACGGCCATGAAGGCAAGCACTGATGCCGCCGACGACCGCCGCAAGCTGGCCGAGCAGTACGCCGCTGGAATCATAACCCGCATCGGTACCCGCACCGACTCCGTGAACAACAGCCAAGCGACCAACTGCGACGGTGTGCTGCGCGGCGCGTGGGGTAACTGGTAATGATGCGCTTGCTGACAATCCTCATCCTTCCGGCGCTACTGGCTGGCTGCGCGCACGATCAGGTCAAGCCAGAGATCGTCTATGTTCCGGTGGCAGTTGGGTGCCTCGGAAAGCGTCCTGTGCGCCCTGTTCCGAAGTTCGGAATCGGAGAATACCCCGGCGACAAGGTGGCCGCCCAGCGCGCGCTGTCCGACGCATCCGAATGGGAAGGCTACGCCGTAGGTCTGGAAGCAACCATGGCCGGATGCACTGAGAAAAAGGAATAAGAATGGCTGACAAACTCATCACTGAAAAGAACGGGCAGGTGCTGCTTCGCTTAAAAGACATGCAGGATAGCACGCATTCGGAAGTGCTTTCCGCAACAGTACCGGCAGCGTCTGGCCTGACTGATTTTGTCTACACCGGCCCAGAAGGCATCAAGTTGAAAATGAAAAACTGCGGCGATGGAACTTTCGCTCGCGTACTTTATGGAGCGTAAAACATGGCTGATAAATTAATTTATGATCTGAATGGCCAAGTCCTGAAGCGGTTTAAGGACATGGGTGACAACACCCATGCGGAAGTTGTGACGTTTGGGAACTCAACTGGATCCCAATACAATATTGCACGTTCTGAATACCGCTGGTCAGATAATGGTGCAGTACGCACCTTGTATGCTGACGTTCAAAACCCACATGCATCCATAGTCCTAACAAACTATCCTGTTCGCATTGCAGTTGGTTTTGGTCAAGGTGAGGTGCTCTCACCAGATCAACTTCGCTTGCGCGATGCGGCAGGGAATATCGTTCCGTGGCAGTGGGAAGGTGGAGAGCACCCGCTGACTGGCGCGAGTTTGGAATTCTGGCCGGATAGGTCGCTGCGCTGCGGTAACATCTGGTTCAACCTGACCGCCGCAGCCGGCGCAAAATCCCGCTACCTGATCGAAAAGCACCCCGTCCCGCTCGGACAGGCGTTCGCAAAAAACGTTACATACACTGCGGTTAGCGGCACCATTGATGAACTTGCTACGATCGCAACGCGCTGCCGTTTTGAGAACACACAGGCGTGGAACATGCGCCGATATCAAGACATCGCGAACTCTAGTTTCGATCTGTTTCAGGGTGCGACTGGAATCTTCTCCAAGATGCAGACATCGGCAGGAACTGCGCTGTACTCCTACAATGTCGGTGATGTTACGCAGGTATCGCACGGCGTAACTAGCGCTAACAGCTTCGGTAACGGTGTCGTGTTCCAGATTTACGAAACGAATTTTACTTTTAATGATGGCACTGGGGTGGCCGTACGCAATCGCTACCGCGTACATGCGGATGGCAGCGTGCGAGGTGAAGAACGCCGCACCTACCCTACAGCCCTCGGGTCGGCTTCGCGGGGTAGTGTTTTGCAATGCCAAGTTGGCGCAACCAACCTCACAGGCGCAACAGATGCCGCGCACTGGTACGACACATACTCGTATAGCAGCCCGGCGCTCAATTACATTTTCGGCGGCTACGTTATGCAGCGGGAAAGCGCAGCAGACGATACAAACCCCGGCACCTACACCCCCGCAGCAATCCAAGAATCTGCTTCGCTTGGCCGCTTTGGCTGGATATCTACGACTGCTATTAACGCCGGGGTGCAGCAGCGCGTTTCGTGGTTCCTGACTAAATATTCATCGGGTGATGCAGCCAACGAACATGCTCGTAGGTTTAACCGACTGGCTTCGATCATTACGCAGCCTCGACCAGAAACCGATACTGCGGATTTGCGCCGATTGACGATTGAATTTGCGACGAATGTGCAGGCTTCGGACTTGTTAATCCCCGGTGGTTGGGGTGGGGTGGCTGCGTTGTTCAGCTTATTCTTGACAGGTGACGCCGTAAGCGCATTAAGACAGTATCAAGCGTTTTGCGTGACCAAAGGTATTAACCCGGCTAATTCCGCCAATTACCTCGCACTGTGGACAAGCGGCTCGCAAGGCTTTGAATACCAAGGCCGTAATACGCAATGCTTGTGGTGGCTGCGGGAGGCTTTCCGAAAGGTTGGCGATAGCGCAAATCAGACGCTGGTTGAGTCGTATATTCACGCGTTTGCTGACATGTGCGTGGGTGCTGAGGCGGCAAGCGGCGGCGCTGGTAAGGTTAAGCTGTCCGGGACTGGCTCATTAGCTTGGAATGGTGCAACGTCGGCGCTGGCAGGTATTGCTGCGTCACTAGCCATTACCGCGAATTCGGGTCGGCAAACTGTTTTCAACCGGATCGCTACCGCCTTTGCAGCGGGTAATTTTGCTGGTCCGATCTGGTCGTACAACGACATTACAGACCCTGTACTAACCCCAACCGTGCATTACTCGGGGTACCAGCTTTTTGAACTTTCCCGCGCATACAAGCTCCAACCAAGTATGACCCTCCCAACGGGCGACCTCTGCAATTACTTACGCCAAGCGTTCGTTGCAGAGGGTATTTGTAATGAGTGGTACAGTGATTTGCGATATCGCCAAGGGGCTTGGAGTACCCAAACTTATTCCGCTGCGGCCATCGCAATGCTTAATGCAGATATGGGCGGTGCATATGAATTGGTTCGACATGTTAAACAAGCTAACAACGGCGATGTTGGGTCTGTAAACTCCCTGATTGATGGCTGGACGAGACCCGCGCAATACGAAGGTTTCAGTGGGTTTGATGTGCGCGTGTTGATCGAAGTATTGAATTGGATCAGCTAACTATGACCGCCATCCGCACACTCGCACCGGCTGTCATGGCCGTGACGCAAGTAGCGTAACTGCAACACAGTTACAAAACCTCAATGCAAAATAGCAAACTGTAGTATAGTGGTTTCATCAACGAATTTCTGAACCACTTTACTACAGGAGCTATCATGCGGAGCAAGGAGCCACGCGATGTAGATCAGGAGCAGCAGGAACTGGCCGACATCAACAGCGGCATGCTGGACAAGATGAAAGAAGTCATGCAGCTGAAGAACGACGCTGCGCTGGCGCGTGCGATGGATCTGGCGCCGCCAGTGATCAGCAAGCTGCGCAACGGTGTCCTGCCGTTCGGATCGAACTACGTGATCCGTGCGCACGAACTGACCGGACTGCCGGTGCGTGAAATCAAGGACTGTCTTGGACTGAAGTCGTTGGATCGCCATCAGGTAGCAGCGTAAGCAGCACCGCCCTGCGCCGGTTAAGCGTAGGGATCACAAGAAAGAGCGCGGGCCATGCAAAACTGTAACCAGCCAGCACTTGACACACTGAAGCCCAACATGGGTGCGCATATGGCGGTGGATCGCTCTTTTTCTTGTGGTGAATGAGTAGGCTGATACCCCCCTATGCCCGGTTCAATTCCGGTAGGCTGCGAAAAGAGGCGGATGGATCAAGGGTGCTGCTGGGTAAAGCAGATTAACAGACTAAGCCGGAGATCAGCGCCGGCCACCACTTCAATTACTTGCGTTGGATAACCCCGTAAACCGCCCAGTCAGCGGGTGCCAGACAGGGGCAAATGTCTGGGTTTTTCTACCTGTAGCTTTACGGGTGCTGGTCATAAGCGGAAGGGCGTTAGCTGATCCCCATCAAGCGCGCAGCGGGCCGGCCATCTTCTCAAGGGTGGCCGGCCTTTTTATTTTGTTTTCAAATAGAAAAACACCACCTCATCGTTAGAATCAGTGGTGCTATTTGTGGCCTAGTGGTTCTGAAAAGCAACCATCTAAAACCGTAGCGCCGCAAACCACAGCGATGGACGGGTCTTGTCGCGGGCGTACTTCTCGCGCAGCTTCTTGTTACGCAAGTCCCAGCGCCCATCCAGTTTCGCCTTCTCCTTGAACCGGCGCTGCGCCTCCATGGCGTGGATCGGCTTCAGCGTGCATTCAGCGTCCACGCCTTCGCCAGCGGCATAGCGTGGCTGGAACGGGCCGCCGCCCTTGAGCGCCAGCCAGCCGCAGATATGGCATCGCTTTTCATCGTGCAGCCGGTGGACGACGCGCCAGATGGTTTGCCGCGTCATTCCCAGCTTGCGCTCCAGCCCGCGCTTCGTGATTCCTGGCCGCTTCGTTGGCATGGCGGCCAGCACGATTTCATCTGGCCGTGGTCTAGGCATGGTCTGCCTCCGATGCCTCCGCTTCTTTTTCACGGATCTTGGCCATGACGCTGGTGCTGTTGATGCGGTGGTTCAGGCGGCGCACCACTTCGGCTGCTGCCCTATCGACATCGATACTTCTGACGCTTAATAGCTGCAGATCATGTATCGACATTGCCTCATTCATCACGCGCAACTCGTCGCCGGTGAAAGCAAATCGCCCCTTTTTCACAGAACGAACCCCGCAGTCCAGTAACGCCTGCATCCCAGCAAGAAGTTGTTCTCGGTACTCCGGGCCTATTCCTTGCCCGCACATGACGATGGCGATGTTGATGGCGCCGACTAGGCGATCCCACATTTCTTTGTCGCCGCGGCCCTGCACCATAGCCTGCATGGCCGCATGGTTGATCAGGTTCGTCTTCTGCAGGTGCTCGGCGTGCGTGGTGTGCATGCTGCCGAGGAACGTCACCATCGGGTTCTTGGCGATGTACTTCGGGCCGCCGTATTTCTTCGTGCGCTTTTTCTGCTGTTTCATGCTGCCACCTTGATGGCTTTTACGGTCAGCACGCCGTCAGCGCACGCCACGATTTCAAACGCTTCCCCGACTGGCATCATGCCGCCCAGCATGCGGAACATATCGCCGGAGTAGCGGATACCTTCGACAGTCAGAACGTCAGCAGCTTCATCGTAGGAAAACTGCAGCGGTACGAATTGTGGTTCTTCAGCAACTTCTTCCGCTACCGATTCCGACAGTCCGATGACTGTCTGCTCCAGCGGTTCGGCAGCGGCTGGTTCTGGCTGTGCGGCTGCAGCAATAGCCTTTTCCTGCTTGGCAGCCAGTTTTTCGGCAGCTAGTTTGTCGCGCTCGGCTTGTAGGGCAGCGCGCTCTTGCTCCATCTTTTCAAATGCGGCCTGCTGCTGCTTCATAAATGCCTGCTGCTGCTCGGCAAAGATGCGCTGGTTCTCGGCGGCCACGCGGTCACGCTCTGCTTGTTCGGCGGCAATGCGGTCTTGTTCAGCCTTCAGTGCAGCGGCCTGCTCTGCAGCTATGGCGGCAAGGCGCTTGCGCTCGGCTTCCAGCTCGGCGTCGATGCGGGCATTCTCGGCGCGCTGGCGCTCAAGTTCCGCGGCTTCGGCTTCCTTGGCTGCTTGCCGATCGCGCAGCGTGGTCATGGCGACGATGGCCACCTGTGCCGCATCGCGTGCCGCGTCGGCGTACTCCATGAATTCCTCGCCAGGAACAAACTGCTGCAGCGCTGCGATCTCGATGTCGATTTCTGCTGCCGTCTCGCCGTCCATTCCCAGCGCCAGGTTGCGGATGGCATCAACCTTAGCCTGCAGGCCGGCTTTGCGCTCCGCTTCCTTGCGCTCACGCTCTGCCTTCTCGGCCGCCAGCTTTGCATCGTAGGCGTCACGCAGGCCGATGACGCGATTTTCTTCGTTCTGTACGAGGCTAATCAGACGCGTTTCTTCGGTTATCACTGCCTTCGCAAATGCCTGTGCATCTTCGCGGGCTGCTTTGCCGGTCTTGGCAATGGTTGTGCGCACGCCACGCAGCGCCATGGCCGCGCTGTGGGCTTCATCGCGGCCAGCCTTGTCGATGACGGCAACGATGCTCTGGCTGGACTGCACCATTTCCAGCAGCTGCTTCTCGACGTTGGATGAGCTCAGTGCGATTGCTGCGCGCTCTGCCGGTGGCAGAATGGCGATTTCGGTTCCGGTGATATGTTGGTTCTGTTCCATGGTAAAACTCCCTGACTGGTTGTACTTCGATTAACTTGCGATGGTGATGAACTTTGCGACGACTTCGCTGATGTGGATCGGGTTGGTGCTTGCCATGCGCGCATCTTGCAGCGCGAGCGCATAGGCGGTTTCCTTTGAGTAGGAGATCACCCGGCATTCAAAGGAGCTATCCTTGAACTCGATGATCACGCTCCACCTTGTCATGCCGGGCGGGACGCTGCTCATGGCGCTGCCGTTTTGTCGGAAATGATGTTGCGCAGATCGTCGCGTATTTCTTCCAGCGTGCTGCGTGCCTGATCGCTGATGCCGCGCCAGCGCAACACGATGTCGAACGTGCTGGCGGCGCGCTGCATGGCCTTCTTTGCGTGCTCTGGGACGAAGCCACCACTAAGGCTGCGGCGTTCCCACGCTTCGATGTCCTGCATGCGATAGCGCAGCGTCTTGCCGTCCGTTCCCATGCTCATCACAGCAGGGCCGATGGGCGGCAGTTCGTTGCGCCAGCGCTGCAGCGTGCGCTTCGTTACCTTCAGCCGGTCGGCCACTTCCTGCTCGGTCAGGTACGAGATCATTGCGCTGCCTCCGGTGCGGGGCCACGCTGGCCTACGATATCCTTCAGGCGCGACGACTTCGTTGGATCGATGCCGCGCTCTGCGAGGATTTCCACCTTGCGCTCATTGCAGGCGCGCTTGAACGCTTCCAGCCCTGCCTGATCGTTCGCTGCGTAGAACTTCGGCTCGCCGGCGGCATAAACGCCGTTCAGGTCTTGCATAGTGGGAGCGGCCTTGGCCTTGGCTGCCCACTGAGCAACATCTGGTGCTGGCTCCTTCTCAGGCTCGGAGCCAGCACCATCATCGTCAGACTGGTCATGCGTGGCGAGGCCGGTGGCAAGCAACAGCGTATAACGTTGCAAATACGACACAGCGCTAGCCATCTGCTGAATCTGGTTCTTCTTGCCGCTGTCATCCTTGGCTGCCTGCATGGACACGCTTTCGCTGTGTCCCATGCGGTGAGTGATCTTGCAGGTGACGTGCGCCGTGGCGCCGTCCTGCTTCACGTCCCAGCTATGGCTGAAGCCGTTGGCTGCCAGTCCTTCCACGATGGCATTGGTAACGTTGCCCAGCGTTGCGTGCTTGTAGCCGGTGAACGTGCCGTCACGGTTGGTATAGCCTACGGCCTTGTCCTTCAGGATGGTCGGCGGGTTCTTCTTGAACTCGGCCATGTCGGCAACATACGCCTTGCGCGCCTGGTCGGCTTCCCATTCGCGCTGCAGCGCCATGAACTCGCGCAGCTGGTCGATAGTGCCACCGTTCTTCATTGCGAACAGCACCAGATCTGCCGGCGTGGCAGGAGCCGAAGCCATTACGGCAAGCGGCTGGGCTGGCGCGCTCGGCGCCATGACTTCGATATCGTTCATTGCAGTATTCCTAAGTGGTTGGTTGATCAGCGCTCGATGTGCGGGACATCGATGATGCGGTAATTTTCGCTAGGATTGGTGACGCGCAGAAGTTCGATGTCTTCCATCGCGCGCTCATGGCTTTGATAGGTGCGGATGATGGAGGCTACACTATTCTGAACGCCCAGAGATCCTACTTGAACCAGCACAAACATGCTGTCGGCGCTCATGCTGCCACCTCAGTGATACGCACGTTTCTGAAAGGCTCGACGGTTGCTTCGATCTTCGCCGCTGGGATCTGGCTGATGCTGATGGTAACGCGCTCGCCTGCCGCGCGCTCATAGCAGCGGTAGCTTTCCTTGTTGGTTCCGGCGCTGATCTTGAAGCCGGTCGCCATGACGGACTTGGCTGCCCGGATGATGGTCAGCAGTTCGGCCTTGGCCGCCTTCTTGCGATCTTCGGCATCCTTGGCATCGGCGCCAGCTTCTTTGTACGCTTTGCACAGAGCGTAGACGCGAGGATCGCCCGACAGGTCGATGCTGCTGCCATCGTTCTCGACGTTCAGCTTGCTGATGGTATCGGCGTCTGCCGTGAAATCTGGTTCAGGCGGCGTCAGGTGCTCAAAGCGGTTCCAGAACTCGGCGGCAGCAAGGCGTATGGCATCGCCAATTGAACGGTCACGCACACGGATGATAGGCACTGGCGTATTGCCACCGACAAGCGGCGCAATGATCGCCCAGCCAACGTCGGCCACTTCCAGCTGGTGCTGAACCTGCATTTCGATGTGTGCCGGTGCTTCGACGCCAGCGCCTTCGTCCGTCCAGCCACGGCGGAACTGAAGGCCGTCAACGTTCTTCACTTCCATGATGCCGGCGCCGTGCTCGCGGAACATATCGCGGGCCGTCTCGTCGCCGGTGTAGCCATCGGCCAGCCCGACGATCTTGAAGTCGAACGACGAGCCCATGCGCAGCTGCGGGATGCGCATGTAGCTTTTGAACGGCTCGACGATCAGGCCAAGGTCTTCGGCAACGCCGGCCGCGATGGCGGCTTCCAGACGATTGCCCCAGCGAATGCGGTCGTTCGCCTTGAAGTCGTTGATGGGAAGGGCGCCGATCTTGCGGTGATAGAGCTCATATTCCGTCATGTACGGCGATGCGCCGAACAGCGCGGCCGCTTCGGTGCTGGTCAGGTCAACTGCGCGGTTGGCCAGCCACTCGGCTTCGGTGGCGTAGGTGATGGTTTCGCGGGTGATTTCCATTTTCGTATCCTTGTTGGCGGCGCGCCTTATTGCGCGACTGGTTTGATTATCCGCCCACAATTACGAAAACGCAACCACTTTTTGTCTGCCTTAGTCTTTTTGTGTCGTCATTTTACATCATGCGTCTATTTGAGGTTAGTTGCGTGTGATGATGATCGGGGATGCTCACTCAATGGTGCGAAAAAGCAACGATTCCATATCAAAAAGTGGTGCGATAATCGAAACACTGCGCTTATAATAAAAAACGAATCACCAACAACACCGAACGGAATTATGGAAATCACGACTGAATCGGACATTAACGGTCAGGCTGCGCGCTGGTTGCGCAACCGTGCCGGCATGTCTCAGGCCGCGTTCTGGGCAACCATCGGGCTCAAACAGCCGACTGGCTGCCACTATGAAGGCGGCGAAAACGAAATCCCTGCACCGGCGCGCATCCTGATATTCATCAAGTATGTGGTCGGCCTTGAAATCAATGCGTCAAGCGCTGCTGGCGTGGCCGATCTTCAGCGTCTGGCCATCCTGCAGGAAGCCGACAAGGCGGGCGTCGAGCATGTTGGCACCGCACTGGCCGACGCCATTACCCACATGAAAATAGCGTCTCGCGCGCTGAAATCCATCCATCAATAGGAGCCCTATGTTTAAGAATATTCAAGCCTATCGTTTGCCGCAGAACTGGCCCTGCACGGCGGCTCAACTGGAAGCGTACCTGAAGCCGCATTCGTTCGTCGCACTGTCGAGCTCCGAAATGCTGCGCAGCGGCTGGGCATCGCCGCGCGACAACGATCAACTGGTGCATGTCGTCAACCGCCAGTACCTGATCCAGCTGAAAACGCAGAAGAAGCTGCTGCCGGCGTCCGTCATCAATCAGGTGGCCAAGGAACGCGCCGCGGAGCTGGAAGAAGCCCAGGGCTTTGCGCCGGGTAAGAAGGCAATGAAGGAACTGAAGGAGCGCGTAGCCGACGAACTGCTGCCGCGCGCATTCCCGATCAACAGCGTCACGAACGTCTGGATTGATCCGGTCAACGGCTGGCTGGTGGTAGATGCGGCCACGGCCAGTAAGGCAGACGACGTGATCAAGTATCTGCTGAAGGCCATCGACAAGTTCCCCGTCGAGAGCGTTCGCGTGGCGCGGCCACCAGTGGCGAAGATGACGGAATGGCTGCAGGCCGACGAAGCGCCGGCCGGCTTCACCATCGACATGGACGCCACCATGCAGGCCACCGGCGAGAGCAAGGCATCGGTCAGCTACAAGCGCCACACGCTGGAAACGGATGACGTGCGTCGCCACATTGCCGCTGGCAAGCAGGTGACGCGCCTGGCCATGACGTGGGGCAGCAAGATCAGCTTCGTGCTGACGGAATCGCTGGCCATCAAGTCCGTCAAGCCACTGGACGTTCTGACCGAAGGCGGCGCCACCGGCAGCAAGAATGCCGACGAGCGCTTCGACAGCGACTTCATGCTGATGACCGGCGAGTTTGCCAAGCTGCTGGATGACCTGCTGGAAGTGCTGGGCGGCGAGGCTGGCGATCTGGTTTCCGATGCGCGCGTGCGCACCACGCCGAACATGGAGCGCACCATAACGCTGACCGCGCAGCTGTACGCAGCGCGCAAGGCAGCGCGCGAAGAACTTGGCGACGACTACGCCGACAAGATGGCAGAAATCGGCGCCGACATCGAACAAGTGATGAAAAACCAAGAGCTCGGTGTCATTGAAGCGGCCGTTTCCATCTGCAAGCGCGCATTCGGCTCTAATCAAAATACCTACGTCATGGCCGCCGCCGTCGAACTGGTCGAGCCAAGCAAGGTGTCAGCATGAGCGACTTGGCAGACGATACTGACGCCCGTACTGAACGCGAGCTTGAACTACTGATCGCCGCCGCGCGCCGTCCGGCCCTGCTGGTTTCCGATGCTCCGACCGGAGAATGCTTCAACGGCTGCGGCGAGCCGCCGATGTCTGGTGGCAACTACTGCAGCGCTGAATGCCGCGAAGATCACGACTCGCGCAAGAAGTTGCGCAAGCGGCAAGGGGCGTAACCATGGGCAAAGCGACGTTCCTAGAAGCAAACATGCTGCGCGAACTGGATACGCTTTGCCATGCTGACGGCATAACTCAGGTCGAATTCAACAAGATCGGCCGCTGGGTTCAAGCCGCTGGCGACGACTACAACGCGCTGAACTTGAGCGATGGTGCATTCAAGCAGATGCGTGAAATGTATGACAAGTATTGCAAGAATAAAAGGTAAATCGTGGAAAAAGTTACTATTGGAAATGCAACGCTTTACTTAGCTGACTGCATGGACGTATTGCCTACGCTTGATGCAGTTGACCACGTAATCACCGATCCACCTTACGGTGAGGTGACACACAAGGGCGCGCGAACATTGAAACATGATGGCGCATTGATAGATTTTGCCCACATCAGCGATGAACAGTTCATGCAAGTGGTGGATCACTCGCTTAGGATTGCACTTCGATGGGTCGTAATGACTTGTGAATGGCAGCATGCTGCTCACCTTGAACAATCTGGTCGCCCACTTGTACGCCTTGGAGTTTGGATCAAGCCGAATGGGGCGCCGCAATTCACTGGAGACAGGCCAGGTACTGGATGGGAGGCAGTAGCTATACTCCATCGACAGGGGAAGAAACGATGGAATGGCGGAGGCCATCATGCAGTGTGGAACAGCAATATCGTCAGCGGAAATCACCCTACGGAGAAACCTGTCGCATTGTTGTCAAAATGGATTCAGCAATTCACGGACGTAGGCGATACTGTCCTCGATCCTTTCATGGGAAGTGGGACGACTGGCGTTGCTGCGCTGCAGATGGGGCGAAGATTCATAGGTATTGAACGTGATACTCGGCACTTTGATACAGCCTGCCGTCGCATTGAGCAAGCGCAAAAGCAAGGCGATATGTTCACTCCGGTAGGGGTATCAAAGCCAGTTCAGGTTGATATTTTTGCTGAAAATGGTTCTGAAATCGAACAGCCAGTTGGGAAAACAGCATGAACGACAACAACCCAGCCGCAATCATGGGTGCAAGCGGCGCCTGCAGGACGATGGCCGATGGATCTTTACGAATAAGCATCGAAATCGAGCCGCGCCACGCCCGCGCAGCCTTCACGCTGTTCGGATCGCCAGGCACGCCGGTGGCGCTGGCCCGCATCACCGACGAGGCGGCCACGGCCGAAGCGCGCAAGGAATTCGCTGCGCCTGCAGAGCGGCAGAAGGGCGGCCAGCTTTGCAAATTAAGTGCCATGTGGTGCGCAGAAGAAGAATTCCACAACTTCCTAGCTGCCACGATGAAGTGGGCGAAAGCCTACAGCGAGCCGATCACCAGCGTGGTGGCGGCCAACATCATCCGCGAGACATGCGGCGTGGCCTCGCGTGCCGATCTGGATCACGACGAGCGTGCTGCGCATATCTTCCACCGCGATTTCAGGCTGCCGTATCAGCGCTGGCTGCAGGGCGCACGCGCGTGACCATCACCAACAACGAAAGGATGTATGAACCAACTCGTCAAGCGCTTCTCGCGCAATACCAAGGGCCGCGATCTGATCGTTGGCGATATTCATGGCTGTTTCACGAAGCTGGGGGCTGCGCTGCGCGCCGTAGGCTTCAATCCAGACGAAGGGGATCGACTGTTTTCAGTCGGCGATCTGGTAGACCGTGGGCCGGAATCTATCGAGGCCATGAATTTTCTGACCTGCGATTTCGTGCATGCAGTCGCCGGGAACCACGAGGACATGGCCGTGCGATGGCCAAATGGCCACATGGATGCAGGCAACTACGCAGCGAATGGCGGCGGGTGGATGATGGCGCTTGACCGCGAGACACAGCGCGAGGTGGCCGCGGCGCTGTCGGCGCTGCCGGTGGCAATCGAACTGGAAACCGAGCACGGCGGTCTGGTTGGCATTGTGCATGCCGGATGCCCGTTCTACATGTGGCAGGATTTCACCCGCGCGCTGGAAGACACAGAAATGTCAAATGAGCGCCGTGATCGCCTTTTGTCTGAAGCGCAGTGGTCGCGCACGCGCATCAGCAATCTTGACGAAAGCCGCATCGCTGGCGTGCGCGCCGTGGTCGTCGGCCATACTCCAATCAAGCGCATGACATCGCTGGGCAATACGCTGTTCATCGACACGATGGGCTGGCGGCCTGAAGGGCATTTCACAATTCTGGACGCGGCAACGTTGCAGCCGGCGAGCAAAAAATGAAGCGTACCGAGCTCAAGCGCAAGACGCCGATGAAGCCTGGCACGAAGCTACTGCAGGCGCGTGCGCCGATGGCGAGAGGCCAGGCCCGCATGCGCGCCAGCAAGCCAAAGGCAAAGGCTCCGAAGAATGCGCCATCGGCGGCAGAGTCGCGCTACATGGGCCACGTCGCCGCGCTGGGCTGCGCCGTATGCCGCAGGATTGGTCTGGGCGCGACACCGGCCATAGTTCACCACCAGCGTACAGGGCAGGGCGCAATGCGGGCCAGTCATTACCGCACGGCGCCGCTCTGCCCGCCGCATCACCAGTCAAGCGGGTACGGGGTGCATGACATGGGCCGCGACGAATTTGCTGCGATGTACGGATTCAGCGAGGTCGATATTGTCGAAGAAACCCGCGCCACGCTGGCGCAGTACCTTCCTGATGATGAAAGGCAATCGAAGGTCACTATCCGATAGAAAACTTTTATGATTGGAAAGTGTGCCAAAGTACAGTTAGCATGTAGAATAGCAACTGTGCAGTGAGGGTGTGGAAGCCCGATCTGCGCGGGAAGTGCACCCGGAGAGTCGCTAGGCAATCCGGACAGTTTTGGCGTGTTCCTTATTTGGGTGCACTGCACGTCAGAACCTTCCACCCGGATTGACCTAGCGATTTTTCTTTTAAGGAGCCGTATGAATCTCACTATAGCTGGCGCAAAAGTCCGAATGGACGCTAATGGCCGGTACTCCATGAATGACTTGCACAAAGCCGCCGTGGCGCAAGGACATGACTACAAGCGAACCCAGACAGAGCATTTCATGCGAAATGAATCTACGCAGGCGCTCATAAATGAAATCTGCAAAAATGGGGAATTAGAAATTGACCCATGTGTTTCGACTGCTGGCCGATACGGCGGTACGTGGGTAAGTAAGGAAATTGTTTATGCGTATGCGATGTGGATCAGCCCATCGTTCCATCTGCGCGTAATCCGTGCCTATGATGCACTGGTTGAAGGTCGCTTAGAAGATGCGCAACGCATCGCTGCACGGCAATCTGCGCGTCTGGAAGCGCCTGAACTTACGGACGCCATCAAACACCGCCGCGAAGTTCAGGGCAAAGCCGTCGCGCATTACCATTTCTCCAATGAATTCGATCTGGTCAACCGCGTGGCGCTGGGCAAGTCCGCAAAAGAATTCCGCGTGGCGCACGGGCTTGGCGCTGACGATCCTATCCGCGACCACCTGACCAAGCTGGAAATTGCATGCGTGCAGGCGCTCCAGCGAGCCAATACCACCATGATCGACATGGGGCTCGACTACGAGAAGCGCAAAGTCGAACTGCACAAAATCTACGTGACGCGGCATTCCGCTGGGCTGCTGGCCGAAGTAAAAAGGATTGAAGCATGAGCGCCCCGCACACTGAAGGCCCATGGCGCTGGGAGTTCAACCGTAAGCACAAGGTCATGCACTTGGTTGGCGGACGTCCGAAATTCGACCTGACCATCATGGACTTTGATCGCTGGGGAATGAATCGGGCAGTGGCCACGCTGCGCGACACCGCCCACGACGGCATGAACATCATGCACCGCGTCTGCGACCGGCCTGATTGGATCGCTCCGTTCGCTGGCCGCGAGCATCACGCTAACTGGTGCGCTGACATAATTCACCCAGACATGCGCCTGATGGCCGCCTCTCCGTGCCTGCTGGCTGCCGCGAAGAAGGCGCTGGCCGAGTGCGCTGACCTGATCGCTACGCCAGCCGGTGACGCGCTGCAGGCGGCTATCAACAAGGCTATCGGAGTTTCGGAATGAGTGCTACGCATACCAAAGGTATTATTCGTGTCAAATTTGACGGGCACATTATCAATTATGTTGGTGAACCATACTGCAGTCTAGTTGTTGATAATGTATCAAGCCAACTTGTACCTGTTCCGATTGCGAAAGAAGTGCGCATGTCGAACGCCCGCCGCCTAGCCGCGTGCTGGAATGCTTGCGAGGGCCTGACAATGGATCACTTCGACGGCGGCTGGACGGCGAAAGGCTTAAGCAGCCACGCAAAGTCGTTGGAGGGAAAGCTTGCGGAAGAACGGAAGCGTTCAGCCGCTGCCATTACGTTGCTGTTGGAGGCTGCCAGTAAGCTAGAAATCGTCATCACCGGCATCGGAGACAACTACGATGCGACCAACCTGGCGCCTCGCATACGCGCATTCCTGAAAGGACAGCCATGAGCAACCCGCACACCGCAGCACCGCTTCCATGGCTATGGGGGGGCGCATCGGAATTCAACCGAGCAATCGCCAACAGCAACCCGAAGCGCGATCGTGCGCACGCTATTGCTGCTGAAGTGCGCGCGCGCAGGCCTGAAATGCAGGTGAAGCGCATCACGAAAGGACAGCCATGAGCGAGCACGCGCATCAAAGTGCTCTCTGCACATGGGCACGCCGCCCAGACGTGCAGAGGCAGTATCCGGGCATCGATCTGCTGGAGGCATCGCTTAACGGTGTTGCGCTGACCAAGGCGCAGGCCGGCAAGGCAAAGGCGGCGGGGCTTTTAAAAGGGGCTCTTGACCTGAACTTGCCGGTGGCGCGCGGCCCGTACCATGGCATGCGGTTAGAGTTCAAATTCGGCAAGAACAAGATGACCGCTGAGCAGGAATGGTACGCCGCCCGGCTGCGCGAAGAAGGCTGGAAGATAGTCTGCTGCTGGGACTGGCTGGCCGCGCGCAACGAGATCATCAGCTACCTGACCCAGATTGATCTCTTTGCTGGCGACGGCGCGCTTTCGCATGTCGAGAGTGGT